TGACCATCTAGACTCTCTACTGGCATCGGGTCGAATTGTTCTGGTGGCAGATAAATCAACTTCCAAGGCCGACAAGGCAGGAGATAAATAATCATGGCAAAGTTAGTTCTCACAAACACAAACGTCATTCTCAACGGTACAGATATCACATCAAGCGTTGCCGCTGTAACCCTAAGCACTTCAGCAGCAGAGGTACCAACAACGAATTTTTCATCTGGTGGAGCGGTGACACGAGTGTCAGGATTGATCGACAATTCTGTGACACTCTCTTTGCATAACGATTACAACGCCATTGACGGACTCATCATGCCGTTGATCGGATCAACCGCTGTCACCATGGTTGTGAAACCAGCAGGCACAGCAACAGCAGGAACGGCTACACCTCACTACACCTTCTCTGTACTTTGCACAGAGTTCAGCCCAGTCAACGGTGCTGTCGGTGAATTGAACACAGCCGATGTCACTTGGCCAATCAGCGGAACGATTGTCAAAACAATCGCATAGTTCTTATTAAAACAATCAGGAGGTAAGAATGAAAATCAATCTAGAAGTGACCGAGCTGGACGGCGTCGTCAATAAAGTGACTGCGCAGTTCGCAGACTTCATCGCCTTCGAAGGCGAGAAGAATCGTTCGGTTGCAAACTTCCAAACAGAACTACGCCTCACCGACCTTGCCTGGTTGGCGTGGCATGCAACGAAGCGCACGAAGAAGACCGCGATGAAGTTTGAAGAATGGATTGAGACAGTCGAGAGTGTGGAGGTTGGAACCGATTCTGCGGTGATCAACCCTTTGGAGAATCCTCAGCCCACTGGCTGATCGCATACCTAGCGTGTGAGACTCACATCGCTCCATCTTTACTTCTACAAGAATCACCTAGAATGCTGTACACGATGCTCGGCTATCTGCGCTGGAAGAGTGTCAAGATGAATCCCAACCAAAGGATCTAGTGATGGCCTTTACAGGTAATAAGTTCTCAGCATTCCCTAACCTGCCAGGTGACACAGGTGCGACAATCGGCAGTGCCGGTCAAGCAGCCGTTATGGCAAACACCGTCATCGTCAAAGATCTCTACGAAACTCTCCGCAAGTTTGATCGAGCCAGTTACGAGTTCAGCAAAGAACTCCGCAAAGTCGCCTACACAATCGCCAAAGACTTATCAACCGAAGTCAGGATCACCGCAGGTACGGTCAGTCGAGCTAGTCAAGCAATACAAGTTGCCAAAGGATTACGGGCAAGCAACGACCGCATCCCGACAATCAAACTACGAGCCAACGAATCCTTCGTGTCAAAGTCACGTCCGAACAGCAAACGCAAACGGAAGGTCACTCGCGGCGATGTCTTCTTCGGTGCAGAGTTCGGTGGCGGTCTAACACCCAAGACCAAACAGTTCCTTCGACATCGAGGACAGTCGGGATACTTCTTCTGGCCGACCGTCCGCAGACGAAAGAACGCAATCGCCAAAGAATACCTAGAAGGCATAGACCGTGTGGTCAAGGATCTAGGCATCGGCTGATACTTGCATTCGGCTGAGGATTCGCTATCCTGATAGTCGGAGGTTCTGCACAATGTTTGAAGTCGTCGGGTTCCCATCGGTCAAGTCCATCTACCCAAAGACCATCGCCGAATCGTGGATGGAGTTTGCATCTATGCTCGGCAACCACCAAGAACGAGCAAACAAGTCTGACGGTTCGCTGTACTCGCCAGTCACCTACCGTGAACACACGACTCGTGGCAATCGCAATGTGTCACATGTCTGGGCGTTAGTCGCCGACCTTGACGGTGAAGCATTTGAGAATGCTGATCTCGGATCGTATATACACTTTGCCTACACAACATGGTCACATCGTGACAACGATCCGCACTGGCACATTGTCGTCCCGTTTGAGCAGGCTGTGCCGGTACAGAATTGGGAAGAAGTCTGGTACGAGACACATGAGCGTCTTCGTCTCAAAGGCGACCCAGCAACCAAAGACCCTGCTCGTATCTTCTATCTGCCACAGCACGAAGCAGGTCAGCAGTTCCACACACATCATTCAGGTTGGCGATTCCTTGATCCAACCATCACAGACATCGCTGCACCGACACGCACATTCTCTACACCAAACATTCGCAGTAGTCGTCAAGCTCGTCGCGGTAATCCGATGCGATGTGTTCTTGATCCGAAGTGGTGGTCTGCTCCGATTGATATGTCGCAGTATGACGGGATGACACAACAAGAGATTCACAAAGACATGCAACGCGAGTGGGCGGAACTGCGTAAACGGATGCTCGCTGACTGAGTAGAATTGCGTTCACCATGGCAGGTGAGCGCGTCTTCAAAGTTCAGATCCTCGGCAACGCCGACGGTGCTATTGCGGCGTTCAAGAAACTTGCCCGCGAAGGACAAGAATCATTTGAGAGGGTTCAATCAATCGGCTCAAAGTTGGGTGCCGCATTCGACTTCGTGAAGAAGGGTGCGTTCATTGCGGTTGGTGCATTGACCGCAGTCGCAGGTGCAGCAACCGCAGCAGTATTCGCAGCAGCCAAAGATCAAGAATCACAAAAACTGCTTGAAGCACAGTTGATCCGTTCGGCAGGTGCAACTGCTGCAATGGTGTCAGAGACTGAAGCGTTCATTGAAGCAGCGATGATGGCGACCGGTATCGCCGATGATGACTTGCGTCCTGCGTTCGGGAATCTAGTACGAGCAACAGGTGATCTAGAAAAATCTCAGCGTCTGTTCAACCTTGCGTTAGACATCAGCGCCGCTACTTCTCGCGACCTCGAGTCTGTGACACTAGGTCTCGGCCGTGCGGCGACAGGGCAGATAGGCGCACTCACTCGACTCGGCATACCGTTGGACGAAGGTGCCAAGAAGTCAAAAGACTTTGGTGCAATTCTCAGACAACTTGAAGGTCAATTCGGTGGTGCAGCCGCAACCGCAGCCGACACATTCTCTGGCCGTGTAAAGATTCTCAAAACATCGCTCGGCGAAGTAGTCGAGTCAATCGGCTATCTGCTTCTTCCTGCCGCCGAGAAGTTGATTGCGATATTCCAGAACCGTCTCGTGCCAGCATTGAAGGCTGCAGTTGACGGGTTCAAAGAAAAAGGCATGAGCGGCGCAATCAAATACTTCTTGGCTGCGCTTGGACCTGTCGGTCTCGGAATCATCAACACATTCGAATCAATCACGCTGGCGGTGTTTTCGTTGGGTGGGCAGGTTGGCAAACTCGCTGCAGTTCTCGCCTTGGCATCTGCTCCGCTGATTGGCATTAAAGGAGCGTTTGATTTATACAACAAAATTCTCAGTGTCAGCGATGAAGCAACAGCGAAAGCAACATTCAGATTTGACAAACTTCGTGCAGGTGTATACCAAGCAGGACAGTCATTGAATCTTGCCGGCAACGAGTTGTCAGGATTTATTGATCAAACCGACAAAGTCGGCAACAAGGTTCTGCCCAAAGCCAAAGAAGCAACAGAAGACTGGGGTGACTCTTTGGATGGTGTGAAAGACACTGCTGGTGCTGTAGCCAAAACGATTGATCAGACTAAACAGAATCTTGAGAAGTACACGTCAGCGTTGAAGTCATCAACATCTGCACAGAAGTCTTTGACTAGCGCGCAGAAGGGAACACGCGAGGCACAACTTGGAGTCTTCGAAGCAAACAAGGATCTTCTGACCGCGCAAGAAAACCTTGACCAAGCGACAAGAGGATTCGGTGCTGACTCGCCACAGGCTAAGGCTGCTCAACGTGAGTTGGCTAAGGCGCAACGCAATGTGGCGAATGCTGGGTTCGCTGTTGAAGAATCTCTGTTCGCTGTTAAGGACGCAGAGAAGGCTCTTGCCGAACTTCGCAAAGATCCAGAAGCAAGTGCGCAGGCGATTCGTGAAGCCGAGATCAATCTTGCCCAAGCAAAGTTGTCTGTGGCAGATGCAACTGACGCAGAGTTTGAAGCAACGAACGGCTTGAAGGATGCACAACTGGTATTGAACGAAGCGGTCAGTGGTGCTATCAGTGGATCCGAAACCTATAAGAAGTTTTTAGATCTTGTCAACGATGCAAAGGACGCACAGATCACAGCATCGGAACGTCTGTTTGATGCAACGGAGCGTGAGGCTGAAGCATTCGAAGCACTAGCCGAAGCGATCAAGAAGGTCGCTGACGCTGCTGCGTTGTTGCCTAGTGGCGATCTAAATATGCCTACTGTGCCGACACCGGCAGGCAATGGCACAGGGTTCGCAGGTCAAGCAGATCCATCAGTGCAGATCGTCGTGAACACAGGCATCGGGACGAACGGTGTCGAGGCTGGTCGGCAGATTGTGCAACTGTTGCAGCAGTACACGGCGGTTGATGCGTTCGCGATTGACCGTCTCGGCTTCGCGCCAAGAAGGTAGCCATGCCAAAGACACTGAAGTGGGGTCAAGAGTATTCGGTGCTTCTGGATGTCGGTGCGATCACTGACGCATTCACACTCGACTCATCACTACTCGACGGCACAGACACACTTAACGGCTCAACAGACTTTGTGGACGCAACCGAATATGTGTTGTCGGTTGCAATCCAACGTGGCCGCACCAGTCAAACCGACCAGTTCTCACCTGGCACCTGTCGAGTCTTGGCTGACGACCGCGCATCAGGCCGACTCTTCGACCCAGCGAACACCGCATCAACCTACTACCAAGGCGACTTTGATCTAGCACCAAGACGAGCGATCAAAGTTCTCGCCGGCACAGCCGAACTGTTCGTCGGCGCAATCACCGACCTTGACATCACCTACGAGATGCCGAACCTGTCGTTCGCATCCATCGTGTCGGCAGACGGACTGTATGAACTGTCACGCACAGCACTTACCGCATTCTCACCATCATCACAGTTGACATCGGATCGAGTCACAGCAATCTTGAACCGACCAGAAGTGAACTTCTCGACCGCGTTACGAGACATCACAACAGGTGTCGCGACCTGTGGCACCGTTGCCTATGGCGACAACACGAACACGTTGTCGGCGTTGCAGGCTGTCGCCATCGCTGAGGATGGTCGCCTGTTCGCGAACCGTCGCAACGAAATCCAGTTTGATCCGAGAATCTCATTCACCTTCTCAACGGCTATCGCATCGTTCGGTGGTACGGCATCAAACGAGATTCCTATCTTGGCGATCGGTGTCGCATATGGTCAAGAAACATTATTCAACCGTGTCCAAGTAGATGTCGATGGTGGCACTGCAGCACAGGTCGCATCTGATGCGACAAGTCAAACTCAGTACGGTGTGCAAACATTGTCGTTTTCAGGTGTGCCGTTGGTGAGCGAAGCGGCTGGTGCGACTTTGGCACAGAACTTGTTGGACAAA